GCCTTTCCATTAGTAGATTATAATGGTGATTTGGTGGAATTCTTTGGAAGTAATCCATCTGGACACCCTTTAACAGTCACTATAAATGGTTTGGTCAATTCATTGTATATGCGTTATGTTTATTACACTTTGAATCCAGATCATGAAGTTTATACATTCAAAAAGAATGTTTCTCTCATGACTTATGGGGATGATAATATCATGACTGTTAGTAAAGCTATTGATTGGTATAATCATACGACTATTTCACAGAGTTTTTCTTTGATGGGTATTACATATACTATGGCTGATAAGGAGGCGGAGAGTGTTCCATTCATTCACATATCACAAGCTAGTTTCTTGAAACGAACTTGGGTGTATGATGAAGACGTGAAATACCATTTGGCTCCTCTTGAGCATGATTCTATCGAGAAAATGTTGATGGTTTGGGTTAAATCTAAATCTATTTCTCAAGAAGAGCAAATTATTAGTGTTGTAACCACGGCCATTCGTGAATATTTCTTTTATGGAAAAACCGTATATAATACGAAACTTCTTTTATTTAAACAAATGATTCAGGATATGAAACTTGAAGCATGGGTTAATGAAAGCACATTTCCATCTTGGGATCAGCTAGTTTCGGAATTCTATAAAAATTCCGGTCTTGAGTAAAATGTTACTTCGTGAGTTAGTGATTATCCTCACGTTAATCAAAGCATGATTATAGTCTTTTGACTATTGAGTTTTATAACTCGAAAATTTGGATAAGTTTAATCAGCTTTTTCATCTTAAAACGATTCCTAACAATAAAAAGGCGGGCCGTCCGTGTAAACGTGCCGACGTGCGCAATGAACGAATCATTGCTCCGCGTAAAGAGGAAATCTTTACATTTGACAAGCCTTTTATTACTAAGGTCCCACATTTGAATACTGACTATTCTGAATATGTTTATTTATCGGATTTAACTAATGATGCTAAGCGTGCTCCAAATCGCTACTACAATGCGTGTATAGTTCAATCTGAACCCATGGTAGACAATAATCAATCACAAGTAGATTCAGATACAAAGCAAGTTAATGTTGAATTTTCCATGTCTGAATCAACCAATATTTTAGATATTCCATGTACTATGAAAGATTATAGCATAGACAGGGCTACTGCGGCACCGCTATCCAATTTCTTGAGTAGACCTGTATTGATAAAATCATTAACATGGACTGAAGGACTTAGTTTCAATAACTCGTTCTTTCCTTGGCATTTGTATTTTAACAATACATCTATTAAAAGTAAATTGGATCATTACTTTTTAGTGCGATGTAATTTGAAATTGAAATTTGTTATAAATGCTTCACCTTTCTATTATTCTGCCATCATGGTACATTATGCACCTTTAAGTAATCCAGCC